ATGACCCACTTCATGACCCACCAGCATGTCATAGACACTACCGCTCATATCCTTCCAGATCGGCAGACACAGAACACGATTGCCAATATCAAAATAAGCAGTTTCTACAGCACGGTGCTCAACATTCAGATTCTCAGTTGCGAGCAGTTTGGCAAGAGTGCCTTTGACTTCGGTGTTGACCATCGGACCTCGTTTCGTATGTACCTAATATAGGGCATAGCAAAGCAGAGGTCAAGGGGTTGACCAATAAGGATTGGTTATCAATGGAGAATAGGAGACTCGAACTCCTGACAGCCTGCTTGCAAAGCAGGTGCTCTACCAACTGAGCTAATTCCCCAGAAGGGTTAAGTGTGATATACCTCATCAGGATATAACAGGGACTTAACCTCGTTCATCCTTCCTCAACAATTTTGCTGAAGTCGGAGATCTTATCGAATCGTATGTTCTTCACAAACTTATCGGTAAGAATTTCACCTTTATGGGAGATTACGAACGTATTCGTAGAACTATCTAGGTTCTTAAGAATTTTCAGTAATTCTTCAGTTCCCGAAGTATCCAAGGAACTGTCGAATACTTCATCTAGAATTAGAAGATTAGTGCTAACGCTACTCTTCATTCTAGCAATCTCTCTCCAAGTGAAGAGAAGAGCCAAGTCAATCTTTTGTTTTTCTCCCTCCGAAAACGATGCGTATGAAAACTCATCACGGTAGCGAGACTTAATGATCTCATCGAACTCTTCATCAAGAGTAAAGTTAACATAGAAATCCATGCTTGTCAAGTACTTGTTAATAAGTTTGTTGATGACAGGGATGTACTTCTTAATAATCTGAGATTTGATTCCACTATCTTTGAGAAGATTTGAAATTACTTCATACTCAATTTTCTTTTTAGATACCTCAGCACACCGTTGTTCAATCTCAGAAAACTCTTCCTGATAAACTTCCAACTTACCTTGCATCTTTGCGATGTCTGGTGATTCACTGAGACGTTGAATCTCAGAATAAATCTTAGACATATTCTTTTCATTGCGAGCAATCAAACTATTCTGATGCTGGAGCTCCGTATAATTTTTCTTTAAAAGATCTTTATAGTCCTGCATCTTGGTATACTTCTTATCCAAGGTAATATGTTTAGACTCCAGTTTAAGTAAAGCTTGTTCATATTCCTCAGTCAAAGTATCTAAATCGAAAATTTTCCGATCTCTGAATGTTTTTTCGATAACCTGAGTACAGGTAGGACAAGTATCATTACCCGAAAAGAAATGAAGTTCTTTACGTGCTGCAGAATTATTGTGTTGAATTTTGAATTTCAATTCATTAATGTTTCTAATCTTTTCAGAAACATCATCAAATTCAGTAATCTGCGAATGGATATCCAAATTCTCTGCTTCAAGCATATTGATATATTTTTTAATCTCAAAGATCTCTTCTTCTAAGGTAGCGATCTCTTTATGCTTAAGTTCAATCTCACCCACATTCGTTGTTTGCGAATTGCGAATGTGCTCCTCCTGCATCTTGACTTTATCTTCTGCAGACTTAAGTTCATATCCACACTCTCGTTGTTGTTCTTGAACTTGACGAAGCCTATCCTTAAGGAGAACATTCATCGTAGAAAAGATTTGAATATCAAGAATATCCTCAATAACTTCTCTACGATATGCAGGAGTTAACTGCATGAATGGCACAAATGTAGAAGATCCAAGAATGACAACCTGAGTAAAACTCTTGAAGTTCATCTTGAGAACTTGTTGCTCCAACCACTTTTGCTGATCGGTAGTTGCAGCTACTTGATCTACAAGTTTATCATCCCTGTAGATCTCAAATTTATTGGGTTTAATCCCTCTATGAATTCTCCAAACTACATTACCAATCGTAAATTCAATCTCAACAACACACTCTTTCTCGTTGATACTATTAACGAGTTGAGGTTTGTTGATTTTACGAAATGGTTTGTTAAACAGAACAAAACAAATGGCATCGAGAAGAGTTGATTTCCCAGCACCATTTGTTCCCTGAATCAAAGTCGAAGGACTTGTATCCAGTTCTAGTTGTGTAAATTGATTTCCAGTAGAGAGAAAGTTCTTCCAGCGAATAGTGTTAAAGGTAATCATTTAGGAGGAATTACAACATCATCAGGTTCAATAAAGCAATAGTTATATCCGTAAATAGCACAATTTTGTGCTACTTGATCGGAATCACATTCTTTAATTTCTAGTGAATCATCAAAGTCATCAGCTTCTAAAAGTCCATGATATCTAATAGCATCGTCTTCTTCTGAAAAGATTTGCACAGTTCTTTTGCCGTCTTTATTTTTTACGGCATAGACACCACCATGTTTTTTTGAAACTAAGATGTACATTAGACCTCGCAAGCTTCTAGATAAAGGGACCTTACTGTAGACTTGATAGATTCTTTATTGGCATTAAACTCTACATCATCTATGTATTTGTCAAGCATGGTCATTGTATCTTCGGTTTCTACATCCTCAGATACACCTTCAAACTCAACAGATAGGTCTTCGATAATTTTGAGATCTGCTACGCCTGCATCATACAGCATCTTGATGAGTTTGTCAAACTTAAGTTGATCCTGTTTATCCTCAACAATAACTTTGACATACTTACCAGTATATCCAGATACATCTACCCATTCGGTTTCATCTCTATAATATATTTTCTCAAACATATTATAAGGATTTTTATAAAATTTTAAATCTAGAGTTTCAGTATCTAAAATATGAAATCCCCTAGATGCTTGATAATCATTCCAATATAACTGGTACGGATTTCCAAGGTAATGAACATTACCCTTTGTTGATTTTGTATGAAAGTGTCCAGAAAGAACTTTTTCAAATTTACTGAAGGGTTCGGTAGATATTCCATGTTCCATTACAACGCCAGGGACAGTCTCAAAACCATTAAACTCAAGATGGCCCACACAGAGAGGTGCAGTAGATTGTTCCAAAAGTTCGTAAACTCTGGATCGATTGTCATCACATATCCAAGGGATGCCAAGTACAGGCAAAGAACCAAGAAGGAATTCACCAGGGCCATCCATAACCTGAATGTTTCCATACTCTGCCAAGAGGAGAGATGGGGCATTAACTCGTAGAGTGTTTTTATAGTAGATGTCATGATTGCCTACTAGCATGGTCATTTGGACCCTCAGTTTTTCTAGAGGATCGAACCACATATCTTTCGCTGCCTCCAGTGAATTGAAGTTCACTGATTTACGACGATCAAAAGTATCTCCCAAACACAGTACATGTTTGATTTTATACTTGACGATAAATGGGATGACTACATTATTATAGAATTTTTTGTAGTAGTCAACATATGTTAGCGAATCATTACGAACACCAAAGTGTTGATCAGTAATAATGAGAACTTTCATAATCAATAACGATAACTATATTCAATGTTGGATTTGATTTGATTATATGAATTATTTAAATCATCTCCATCAGAAGTAAATACTTCTTCATATCCAGATCTTTCGATCAACTTATCTTTAATATCCATCTGACGTTTTTCTTTGGCAATACGTCTAAGGAATGCATAATAAACAATTTGAGTAAAATATGCAAACGGATTAGTAGATTTTTCTGGATCAAAATTATCTACGTACTGAATACAATTTTCTATGCCATCGCAGATCATATCATCCTTATACATGTAGTTAATGAAGTTTGGACGATATGATAAATGAGTTGCAATCTTCAAAAAACATCCACCGATGTAATTGTTTACCCTTGGTTTTGGAAGACCGCTTTCTTTAGCTTTGGCAACACTTTTTTTGTATTCGATAAGAGCACGTAAAAACTCCTTATTGTCTAGATAGTGTTGCTTTTTCTTTTCCATTATAAGTTGTTTTAATGTGTACTTAGTATAACGGTAAATAAACAGGTTGTCAAGGGGTACTTGACAACCTTTAAAAATACGTGTACAATAACTCTGTAAGGGTTCAGAGATAAATTATAGATTCTTATAAATGTTTTCTAGATTCTTTTTGATTTCAGATATCTTTCCTTTGTGTCCCATCTCTGTATCTAAAGGAAGTTTCATCTCTTCGATAGCGTTTTCAATATCTTCTTTATCTGTAGCTTTCTTGATAAAGAGTTCATACATAAAAATCATTTCTTGTGATAAACCACCCATAGTCATGATGTCTTTTTCTTGAAGAATAAAAAAGTCTTCATCTGAAAATTCCATCCATTTATTCATAGCAACACCCTTTGCACCTTTTCCTTCGCCCATAGATCTAGTTATCACTGTTATCTCTACAGGATCAGAAACAAATATTTGTGTAGTATTATTTTCTTCAACAGCAAAACCTTTACCGATGATTTGTTCACCAGAAACAAGCTTAACTATAAAATAGAACTCTTCATCATGACGGATGTAATTAATCATAGGACTCTTTTAAACGAACTTCTATAATTTCATAATCGAATTTTTCTTCATTGTATATCTTGACTCTTTCAACTAAATGATTCAATGTGAAGTTTTTCAGGTTGTTATTTGATATGTCATCAGCAATATCATAAAGAGTTGCTTGATTTTTATTCTCTCCCTTTCGGAGAATACGACCTATAGATTGAAGATTACGAACACGCGATTTAGAAGGTGATGCAAAAATAACGTTATGGAGATTGCGAATATTGATCCCAGTAGAAAAAGTTCCATAACTAGCCACAATAATCGCGTCTTTTTCTTGTTCACAGATCTGTCGAGCTGCCTCCCTCTCTTCTGTATCTACACCACCGTGTATAAAGAATACCCTTCGGGTATCACCGACCTTACTATTTATGAGATCGTAAAGTACCTCTCCGTGTTTCTCGACATAAGAGAAGAGTACAAGTGTGTTTCCGCTTAGATCTCGACATAAGTTACGAATTAATTTGTTTCTACCAGGATGCGAAATGATGTAGTCAATCTCGTCTTGATACGATTCAAATCTAGTGAACTTGTGCTTCAACAGAAGAACTTTAATTTTTAATCTGCTGAGATGACCTTCCTTCATCAGATCATTAGTCTTGGTTACTTGATTACACTTACCAAAAATACCTTCCAGAACTAACTTGTTTGTGTAGCTTCCATCAAGAGTTCCTGTGAAACCAATGCGATATTTGCAGTCATGCAACTTAGTCATGATTCCAGTCAAAGACTTTGCCTTTGCTAAGTGTGCTTCATCAACGATGACGGTATCAAATCCGTTGAACCACTTCTTATCTTCTTTATAGATTGACTGCCAAGTAGTAATGACAACATCCGAATCAATGCCATACTTCTCTCTACCTGCATAGATCTTATGGCAGTGTGCGGAAGCATTCCAACCATAATCTTCAAAGTCCTTATACATCTGTTCTACCAGTGATGTTGTAGGAACAACAAGAAGAATCTTCCTACCAGCATTCACATGGTATCGAATGATGGAATAGATCATCAAAGACTTACCTGATGCTGTTGGCGAAAGCAGTAGTCTTCGATTGTATTTAAGTGCTTCGTAAATTGCTCTGTATTGATAGTCTCTTACCTTGTGTGGCATACCAAGAGCCTTAACAAAATCAACTACACCCTCAGGTGAAACTAATTCATTGATTTCATGTGGGTGTCCATAGAATTTGCACTCTGAGTGTTCGTAAGTATATCCTCTTTCATTACACCATTCTTCAAGATATTCTACGAGACCACAATATAACTCCCCCGTTCCTGGGGAGTATAGTCGAATCTTTCCATCCCAGAACTTATTACGAAACTGGGGCATGTATTTAGCATTAGGTACATCAAAGGTAAAGTATTCTGCTAGTTCAACATTAACATGTGGTTCTGCTTCAATTTTTAGATAAACTTCATTCTTCTTACGAATCTTTAGATCCATTCTATACTCCCGATTTAAATCTCTCCCACTCGATTGCATTCTTGATTTGATAGGAGCGATTACTTACCATTTTTAAAATGCTATCAAGATAAGTGAGTATCTGTTCTATGTAGTCCAGTTTATATTGTGCCTTTTGGATGTCCTCATCTGCATCAAGGAACATCTCAACCTCATCCTTAGTTGTAAGTTTCAGATCGAAAGGAATTTCTTTGTAGATTTCTTTAGGTGCTTTTCCTTTGTAATACTTCCACTTATCACGAATAAGAGTCTTGAGTTTATACTCATTCTCTTTCTTCATGAGAGTAAATGTGTTATACAACTCAAAGTATTTCATGTGTAGCTGTGGAACACGGAGAGATTCTTCGCAAAGAAGATCGGCATCCATCTCCGAATCTTTCTTCCACATTTCCTGAATTTGTTCTAGATTCATAATAAGGCCTCAATTCAATTAATTATATCATGTACCCTCTGGGTCCCACCATGATTTAGTTCTTCTTCTCATACTATTGTTTGGTCTAATTTCATAATAAGTATAGGCAAAAGAAACCTGTGCTGTCATAAAATTATTATCACCCACAGTGGCATCAAAATCTAAGGTTGATAGTGAAGTTGGAAACATATCTACAAACACAATATCAAAATTTGAAGTCATGTTATTTGTTTGAACAATTAAAGTTCCATCACTAAAAATATTTCTATCTCTCGTTCTATCTTCTATCCGAATAACTTCGTTTTCAAAATCTCTTCTTTCTTTAAAATCGTAGGGAACACCAAGAGCTCTCATCCAGTTATGTACTTCTAGATAATTTTCTAGATTCTCATCAATTAAAAATTGAAAACTCAATTCACCATATTGGAAATTTCCTTCAATAGGAAATGGAGTGAATGGAGTTGGAATCTTTACATCACCAAGAGTAATTTGTGGAATACTAGCAGTTTGGCATAAAAACGAAGTTTTAGGTGCCTTCTGGATTAAAAATTTAAATCCAATTGGAGACAAATAATTGTTATTGTGTATTTGTTGTTCGTACCAATTGGCCGCCATGTCAACTTCCCAAGCTACTTATTATTTATTCCAATAAAAAAGGGACCCCTTAGGGTCCCCAGAAAAATGTGAAAGACTCACATTAGGTTGT